TGTCCTATTGCAGGGGAGTTAATGAAAACAGTTAAAGCTAGAGCAGATAAAGGTATGGAAACCTATGAAACTACTCTAGCTGGTAATCCTGCTTCTACTAAAGAATGGATAGACCATACTATAGAAGAGTTATTAGATGCTGCTAATTACCTTTTGCGGTTGAAGAAGAATCTTTAATCCCTAATAAATATTTTTTATAAGCTTCAAAAGATACAGCCCTATTAGAGTGATACGGAAAAAAGGTTTCTAAATCTCTTAATAGGGCATCAGCTACTGGATTACCTGCCTTATTAGTAGCTTCATTATAGTTTAAATTTTTTATTCCTATCTTACTAAATATAGTTTCTACATACTGTATTCTCTCATCAGCAATCTTCTGTAGCTTACCAGATGTCATACTATCCTGATTTAGTTTAACTAAAGCGTTCTTCATTTGAGGTCTATTAAAAAGATTAGAAAACTTCACAATATCTTCTTCCCCATTTCCTAAATCATTAGAAGCTTTAACCAGCACTCCTAAAGAGTTAGTGATACCCACTCTATGTTCAGGAGTAGTAGTGTCAAAGGCTTTTAAACCTTCCTTCAAAGTAGCTTCTGCTGCTTTAAATACTCCTTTTTGTTCTTTAGGGCTAAATGAATCAAAAGGCTTACCATAAGCAATAGCTTGTGTACTACTATTTAGCAACTGACTATAAGTAGGTTTTTCACTTTCTCCTGTGTAATCAGTAGTAATAGAAGTTAAAGTTCCACTTGTTGTAAAATCTACTTCTGCTGTATTTAAACCCTCAGAGTCAAAAGCTATTTTATCAAAAGGTATCCCTGAATTACTTGCAACATAAACAATAGGGAATGCCTTAGCGATAGTCATCTCCCCTTTACTCTGTATAACACTAACATTCTTTGAAAGCCTACTTGCTAAATCTCTATCCCCTGTGAATAATTTAGTGAATTTATCCGCTTGGTTTCTAAACTTAGCTTCAAAGTAATCTGCGTCAGCAGAAGTAAGACCAGCATCTAGAGCTTCTTTCCTTAACTGCATAGCAGAATCTTCAGTACCTTTAATTACAGATTCGTTAAGCATTTGTTCTTCAACTGTGGTTGCTTTACCTTGGTTGACAGTAGAGGTAAACTCGCCTATTCGGTTTTGTAATACACCTAACTTTTGTTCAGCAAAATTTTCATAGACATGTTTCTCAAATTCAGTTCTTCTAGCCTCTACTCTTCCCCCCTTATCTACATTGTTAAGTTCTCTTATCTTTAGTTGTTGAGTTAAAGCATCACTTCTTAGTTGATTCTTTTGGTTAATTAAGCTTATAGTGTATTGTCTTTCTTGCTCTTTTGCACCAAACTCCATCATAGCATCTTGGTCAAAAGTACCATCAGCTTTTCTAGGGGCAAATCCAGATTGAGCAGCACTATTTATAAACATCTGCTTAGCTTGAGACTGTCTATTCCTTTCTTCTTCAGAATTATACCTAGATGCAGCGTCTATTTGTGCATTAGCATCAGTACCCTTAATAGTTATACCAATGTTTCTAACTTCAGGGGCTAAGTGTGGGTAAGCTGTGACAACAGAAGTTATATACGCACCATCCCTTATATCCCCTTCACTAGGCTTTAATGTACCCTGAACAATAGCTTGTTGAGTCTTAGCCATTTGAGCCGCAACCCCTTTAAGCACTTTATTTTGTTGATAGTCTTTATACTCTGCTGCACCTAACTTAGATAGGGCAGAAACAGCATTGATAGCGGTAGCTAGACCATTGTCTACAGGGTCTCCAGCAACTTGTTTAAATACTTGTTGTGAAGCTTGCGGTGTATCTAGTTGGGTTTGAAATATATTACTCATTAAATTTCCTCTCTTTTTTTCTTCTCTCTTCTAATGTTTCTTCTCCATACTCTTCTTGTGAAGTTTTAGAAAAGAATTTCTTTTTCTTTAATCTATCTCTTATCTCTTCTTTATGAGGGGTGTTCAATAATCTTTTAGCTAAAGTAATAAGAGCATCGTGGTGTATTCTACCTGCTTCAGTAGAAGTATCCACCTTCTTTGCCTTTTGTCTTAGTTCAAAGATAGCTTTAGCAGTTTTATCAAATACTTTACTTTGACTCTTTAGTAAACCATAGTTATTATAAACAGCCATTTCCTTTGTAGTTTTAAAACCAAACATAGTAGTTAAAGCTTCTGACTTAGTCATGCCTTCTACTAAAGGAACTTCTGATTTAGAGTATAAAGTACCAGTATTAAAGGCATGATACCCTCTCATAGTATTAGTCCAGCCAGTAGATATTTTAGACATCTCTACTAAAGCTTCTCTAGTTAAAGGTACTACTAAATCTGGTGTATAAAACACTTGAGAGATAAACATGATAGCGTTATCACTACTATCCCATACTTGAGAAGCCTTAGCTCCTAAAGCACCTGTAGCCCAATCTATGAGTTTTGTATCTTCACTTGTCATAGTAGCAAATACAGAACCAATACCTCTAGGGTCAATAGAATTAGAAATATCTATTATACTTTCACCATCTGCATCTGAAAACAAATAGTTAGTAGCACCATTTTCTAGTAACTGAATAGTCTTCTTATCTTCTACACCTAACTTACCTTTAGCCCATTCAGTGTACATATTAGTACCTGTACCAAAAGCAACTGTAGTAGCTGTCCAGAACTTAGCTTTCTCAGCAACACTTCTTTTCTGTCCTACAGTCATAGCTTGGAAAGACTTCCAGAAGAAGTTCTTAAACCTCATTATAACACCAGAGACTTCATTCTTAGATAGATTACTTTGAAGGGAAGACTTCATATTAAAACTAAGCTTATCAGCTTCTCTTATAATCCAACCAGCAGCTTTCGCATCGTTAATCTTAGGAGTACCATAGAGTTCTTTATACCTTAAATAAGCCACTCTAAACACAGTGTTCTGGTTTAACATCTCACCTGTTTCCATAGCGATAGTTGACTTGTCAATAGCTTTATCAATTAAATCAAATGCCCACCCACTTTTACCTGTTGCAAGTTTTTGTTTAGCCATATCTATATGGGATTGATGAATTGAAATATATCCTGTTTTTTCTTTAAAGGCTATATAGCTTTCAAACTCCTTACCATTGTCAAACCCAAGTAGATTCATTAATGGTTTGTTCTTACTTAAAGCTTTAGGGATACTTTTATCTATATGTCCTAAAGAAGTAAACATAGAACTACCCATTGACTGTAGAGCTTTTACAGGGTCTTGTATAGCAGTAGTAACAAAACCACCAATGCCTTGTGTAAAGAATTGAGAAGCATTTAAGCCAAATTGGGTAGTGTATAGGAAGTTGTTTGCCTTTTGCAAAGCATTAAAGTCAGCAGCATTAGTAACTTTTTTAGCTAGTTTAGATTCTATTAATTCACCTTTGTCATTATAAACAGCAGGTTCAATAGATAGATTATTATGGTCTAAGTATTGTACTAACTTCTCTATATTTCTATCTTTAATTTTAGATAAGGTAGACTTATACCCTAAGCCTCTTTGCATTGCTTGTAAGGTAGTTATTAGTCCTTGATAGTTAGGGTCTGCCTTACCTAAGATATTAGGTGTTAAAGCATCTTCTCCTGCTGTAAATATCATTTCAGGACTAGAGTCCCTATACTCTGGTTTTAATACCTTAAGAGCTTTAGCAGTAGCAGTAAATTGATTAGCTATCCTTTTAGTGTAATCCCCAGCTAGACCATAGTTAATAATAGAACCAATAGATTTCTCTATAGCTTCTTGAGGGTCTAATACTTTAGCATACTTCTCTTGAGGGTTTAGAAGCCTTTCTCCTCTTGAGGCAAACTTTTTCTTTTTATTAGTAGTTAGCCAAGAAGATGCACCTGTATGGTTCTCATCAATGTAAGATGAGTTAGCAGTGTTGTAAGCTAAAGGTATCTCTTTATCACCTCTAACTTCCAAAGCGTGTTTAAGACCAAACATGCCCTCGTCTACAGCCTTAGTCATATTATCTAAATCAACTAAAGCTGTTTGACTTATAATGTCTTCTGCTTCTTCTTGGGTTAACTGTTTACCTTTATTAGAATAGATAAACGTACCATCTTTATTGATACCTTTAACAGGATAGTAAGTAATCCTACCGCCTTCTTCTCCAAGTTCATTCAAGCTTCTATAGGCATTTCTAGCATTCTCTAATTTAGATGTATGGGCTACTAACTCTCTTCTGTTTTCAGAAGTATAGTGAGTTAAAGGGTTTTCGTTAATAGTAGAACCATCGTTTGCTTTAGATGTTTTAGCTTGTTTACTAAACCACTTCCCTTTATAAACAACCCTACCACCAGCTCTATAATTAACTTGGAAAGGGTCTAAAGGGTTAGCTTTAAAGTCACTAGGTTTTACTAATAGATATTTGATTACCTCCTTTGTGTCTTCTACTTGGGTTGTATCTTCTAATTGAATTACTTTATAATCTTTGTATTCTTCTAATAGGTTTGAACTTCTTAATTCTCCTTTATTAAATATCTTCTTATCTGAAGGTGAGTAAACTCTAAAAGAATCAGTAGCTGTTAAGGTAGGTTTTACTATACCATTACCACTGTATTCAAAGTCAGTTAGTCTGATATTAATCTCTTCCATACCCATAGTAGCTTTACGGGCAAACTCATTATAGTTTTCTAAAGCATATTGAGTATCATTAATTTCTCTGTAAGCTTTGTAACTATCCCAAGCTTTATCAGAGTTAACTCCATCTCCAAGCCAATTTTTCTTGCTAAGTCTATTATAATGAGTATCAAACTCATCTCTATTAAACCAAACACCAGTTCTACCTTTCTCATCTGCAACAGCATCTCTACCTATAGCAGCTATGTCATTAACGATACCTAAGTCTTCTTTAGATACTTGTTTAACATATCTTGTAAGTAATGGGTTTATTATTTGGTTTCTTATAACATCTCTTGCGTTACCTGCAATACCTATATCTTCTAATAGATGGTCAGGTAAGAACTCTGCTGGTTCTGTTATAAACCTAGTTAATTCATTCTTAGCTAGGATACTTGTAGAACCAAAGTCTATAGGTGAAGTGAATCCAGTTTCAGTCACTACTTTCTTGTGTACAGGGTAATACATACCTGTATCTGTTTTAACTATCTCTACTTCTAAACCTTCAGTTTGATTCTTAGCTATCTGTTCTGATTTATAACCCAAGCCTTTACCTTTAGTACCTAGATAAATATTAGCTGTATGAACTCCATTCTCTTGAGTTATTCTTATATCAGCAACACTATGCTCTGGGTATAAACCTATTATCTCTTCTTTAGTTTTGTTTATAGCAGAAGTTAATTCATCTCCTTGTAGTCTACCTACACCAAAGGTTATTCCTCTGATTTGTTCTACTACTTTACTAGCTTTAATTTGTGCATCTCTAATTGAAACAGCACCAGATAAACCCACATCAGGTTTTATATCTAAAGGAGTTTTAAGTATAGTAGGAGTAGCAGCTTCTACAGCATCATCTGTTTTAGTCATCTCTTTCATTAGAGGATGAATATTAACATCATCTGCTAATACTTCTCTAGCTACAGCAGCAGCTCCTTCTGTATCACCTAGACTATCCATCATCTTAATAGGGTCTTCAGATATTTTCTTATAAGGGGCTACTTTAGATTTTAAAGCTTTTAAACCTCTATAACCTTTAATTAAACCAAAGATTACACCTTCACCTGCTACGTTTAAAGCAGTAGATTCTATAGCTTGTTTAGCTTTATTTTCCCAAGGACTATCTTCATTTCTATCTGCTAACCACTGGGTTACTGGTGTCTTTGTACTAGGGAACTTTTCTATCATTAAGTCTACAGCAGACTCTGTACCTCTAAATATAGAAATATCAGCTAGTACCCCAGCAGAGGCAAACCTTAAAGCATTTAAGCTAAGAGAAGTAGCTTTAGGTATCTTAGTAACTATGCTAGCCATACCCAATGTAAAGGCAGATATAGTCTCAGCTACATCACCTACTACACCTGTTTTAAATTGAGGTAACGTATCTTTGTTTACTTGGTTCATTACAGCTTTTCTTAATGCTATACCATCACCATCTTGAGCTATTAAGTCCCAATAAGCTTTAGGTAATAGTTCATTAATGTTATCTGCAATACCTTCTAAGGCAGCAGGAACTCCATTAGCTACTCCTTTAAGAACATCTGTACCTATGTTACCACCATTTGAGTTAGCAGAGTAAGCTAAGTCTACCCAAATATCAGCAGCTTTATCAAAGAAACCTAATTGTTCTTCTTCATCTATCTTTTTACTAACTAACATCTGTGAAGATAGTAAAGCTTGTTTGTTATCTAGTAATTCAGAATCACTGTTTAGGTTATCATTTCTAAATGTATCTAAAGCATTAAACTCAATAGAGTCTGGGAGTAAATTCTCTTGAGATTGTTTAGCAACATTTAAAGCCCCTTCAGCTAAAACACTATCACCATTAGCTACTCCTTCTGCAAACAAACCCCTTTGAGCTTTTACATTGTTTAGTTGTTCAATAGCAGCTAAATTATCTCTAATCTCATTCTCTTTACCTGCATCAATAGCAGTTTTATTGTTTTGAAATAGAGTGCTAAAGTCTGTATCAGACTCAGGTGAAAGGTTTTGTTTAGCTAAGCTTGCTTCTATAGCTGTTCTTTTATTCTGTAATTCAGAATTAGTTCTAGTAGGCTCTGGAGATAATGAAAAACCTTGAGAAGGAGTATCATCTGAAAGTGAAAATGACATTATGCTGTTCCTGTAGCTTTCTTATTAAAGGCATCAAATCCACCTGCACCTGAGAATATAGTTGTACCTAGACCAGCTACAGAAGAACCTATATTAGCAGAAGAAGTATATTTATTAGCTCTGCTTTCAAATATAGAGGCATCCACTAAAGCTCTATTAGCTACATCAGTTAATCCTGTTTGTGTATCTAAGAAAGATAAGTTAGATGCACCTTGAGAGCCTAGAGAGCTTACAGAGCCTTGTTCTCTACTTGAGCCACCACCTGCACCACTGGCAACACCAGCTTGTATAGTAGCACTCCTAGCCAATCTATTACTCTTAATAGCCTCTCTTCTAGCTCTAGCTTGTTGTAGTTCTTGTTGTTTAGCTTGAGCAGCTACAGCCCTTCTTGAAGCGTCAGTAGATTTTGCTTGTTCTTTTTGAGCCTTATTAGCTTTGTTAGCAGAATAGAGTGTACCCCCTACTGCTGCTGTTGCACCTACTACTGCTGCTGTAGCTGTGATAGCTGCAGAATAAGTTGTTGCAAACGCTACTATTGCTGTTGTTATTGCACCCATTAAATTACCTTCCTATAACTATTTTCCATAAGAGTGTATCCTTTACTTTTATAAACTCTATCTAATACTTTAGACCCTAAGTCTTCCATAGAACACATTACAATCATATTAGCATCATTGGTCTTTGCCCATATTTCAAAAGCATTGAATAAAGGTTTACCAACTTTACCTCTAAAAGCAGGTAATACCCACCATGCAAATTCATTAGCAATCTTAAAGTTCTTATTAGTATAATGTGGACTAATCCCACCTGCTATTGAACCTTTAATACCATCTTCATCATAAACTAAAACAGTAGCGTTTGTACTATGAATTAAATTTAGAATCCAAATCTTTAAATCATTTTCATTAAAAGGGATACTTTCATTAATTTTAGATTCTTTTAGAAACTCAACACTCATTAAATAAAGTATTTCTAAATCATTTATTGTAGCTTCTCTAATCATTATGGTCTAGTCTCCCCTGTCATCATAATCCCCCAACCAAGTAAATTAAAATCTTTACCTGATTCACTATAGAACTTTAAGCTTAATGATTCTCCAAACCCTCTTAGTTTGTTTTTAGTTATTATAACAGGAAACCCACTATCAAAGCCTAAGTCACCTAAAACAGGTAAAGGGTTTTGTCTAAACCTATACACTTGTTGAGCAGCACTCCACTTGTTTGAATTAACACTATCTGACCATTGCCATTGGGCTTGTAGAAAACAAGAAGAAGGATTTTGTAGAATGTAATCTCCATCCCCTGTTAATTCCCAAGCATCTTCAGTTCTTTTAAAGTAAGTATTAATATAAACTATTTGTTTATCTCTCATTATATCTTCTGATAAATCATAACCAGTAACAATATAAGAAGAGAAATCTACTCCTACACCATCAGAAGTTTCCCAATCAAAGAAGCTTCTACTATTTAATTCAGAGAAAGTATAACTAGAGAAACTACCTGAAGGGATTAAAGTTAAGAATTTTAAAAATGTATTAGTTCCCCCAGTAGTAATTACAAGGTCAGTTAAAGATACCCCAGAGTCTGTTACTGTTAAAGCACCATCTGTTACTACTTCATTAGTAGTTATTATATTAAGGTTTGAAGTATTAAATAAACTTGCTGGGTAAGGAGTGTTAGAAGCTAACTCACTAAACTTCCAAGGGTAGAAACTACCTAACCTTAAATCAAATAATAAAGCTCTATCAAATTGGTTTAAGTTAGTCCCAGTATCATCTTCTTTGTATAACCAAACGACTGTTTTACTTGCTCTATCATATTGTGCTTGTGCATTTAATTTAGCTGTAGCAGTAATGTTACTATCATAGAAAGTTTGAATAGTAGATTCAGTTAAATTCTTAACACTCAAGTTCTTAGCTATACTGTTTACTTCTAAAGTATAAATACCTTGATTAGACCACCAGATAGGGATTCCTTCTACTTCTGTTAAAGAATCACCAGAGATACAATTAACTTTACTTACATCTAATACATCATAAGAAGCAGCAGTAAAGCCAGTATCAGTACCTGTTATAGCCCAGATACCATTGTCAGCAAATACAACTAGAAACCTATCTAAAGGTACAAGTTTTTTAATAGTACCTATTTGAGGAATACTTATAACTCCTCCATCTGCATCTGCTAGTATAGAATCATTCTCAGAAGTAGGGTCTGCTGTTTGATGACAGTAACCTACATTCTCAAAACTATCAAATAAGATTTGAGAGAAGTAAAGGTTAGAACCAACACTTGAACCTTGTACACCTGAGTAGAAAACTCTCCCTGAAAAGAAGGCTACCGACTCAGGTCTGTTAAGGACAGATTCAACTGTAATACCTGAAACACCAGAAACTGTACTTCTGTCTTTAAAGAAAGCATTAAGAATAAATCTTCCTCTAGGTGCTGGAGTATTACCAAAGTCTTGCTTAGATAATAAAGTAGGACTAAAGTTTTCATCTGTATCTTTACCAATAAACCAAATCTGGTTATTAGAAGGATACTTAGATTGAGAACTATAGTAAGTAGTTATTAAACTTGTACTAACTCCTGGAGGGTTAACCCAACCTTGATTCTTTAAATTGTACTCATGTGCTGTAGACAATGATGTAGGATTCTCATCAACTGCTAAACCATCACTTAACCCATTAAAGTCTCTAACCTCTACAGTAATCTCTGTAGTAGAAATAGTATCAGTTACAGAATCGTAAGTAATATAGAAAGGGTTTACTTTCTTAGAAACAACAAAGCAGATACCCTTACCAGAGGCGATAGAAACTTTTTCTGTCTCTGCTCCTGATTGCCCTGGAGCTAGATAAGTAGTTAAATCTGCTGTAAAGCTTTTCTCACCAGCACTTACTGAACTTTCACCTAGGTCATGGAAGTATAGTGTACTTCTTATTTGTACTACAAGAAAGTTTAGATTTCCATCACCTCCTACTGCTTCCCAAGTATGTGTACTTACTGCCGTAGTACCAATATTACTACTATCAAAAGTATTAGTAGACAAAGCATAATCAGTTTCATAGTCAATCCCTAACCTTCTTTGTCTATTACCTTTAATAGTAGGTATGCAATTTAGTTCATCTAAAGAAGCATTTTCTGGAAATGTTAAAGCTTCGGCTTCTGTTATCAAGCCTTTAGTAAAGTTTACATACTTTTTTACAGTAGTATTTCTAGCCATTATTTAACTTTTTTATCTTTTGTGTTTACAGCTTCTTCTTCTTCAACTTCTTCTTTCTGTCTTTCATTAATACTTTTAATCCAATTAAGGATAGCTGCACTAGCTAAAGACCTACTAGTAAACTTCTGCCCTTTTAAATGTTCGGGTAAGTTAGTACCATGTGGGTGTATAGTGTATAAGCCATATTGACCATCAGGGATTACTTCTATCTTCTTTCCCTTTGGGGTTTCATACATTTCATATTTTATATAATTGTTTTCATTCATTATCTTTTTCTTCCAAAGTCTGGGGTTGATTTAGTATTTGCTGCTTTAACTCTATGCCTTTTATTTTGTAAGTTATTCTGATGTCTCTTAGCTATTTGTTCTATCTTAGGGTTACTTGCTTGTGTGGCATTAATAAATGCTAAACTTTTAGCTTCTGCTAACAGTAATGGAAACAAGTCAGAATCTAAATCAGGTACAAAACTATTACTAGCTGTCCAAGTAGGTTCAATAGTAACTAAAGCTAAAGTTCTACCAGCAGTTAAAGTAGATTCTTCTGCTGAATTATAAGAATCAAACACTAAGTATTCATCATCAAAAGAAGTGAAGAACTCTGGAAATTTATCATTTCTAATTAGTAAAGATACATTAGAGAAATCTACTACAGTAGTTACGTTAGTAGCGGCAGAATTATTACCTAGTATTTCTTGTAAAAAGTCAGAAGGAGTTTTATAGTCAATTGTAGTGTATTGAATATTAGTATCAGTAGAAGTTCTTACATCATACTTTAACCACTTAACTCTTTTTACATCAGTAGGGATTAACATATAATTAGGTTTAGCCGAACTACCTAAAGCAGTTAGTTGTTTTAAACCTTCATGCTCAGGGATACTTTTATCTGAAATTATATCAAAGTAAACAGTTTTAATTGTTTGGGCTACTTGTTGAGCTTCTATAGTATCAGTAATAGAATTAACACTATCGCTGTTTAAGTCAGATAGAATATCTTGAACCATTTCTAAGAGAGTTAATTTAGGCATATTAATTACACATTTATTACAAAAGTTATTGTAGCATTAACAGTATTAGTAGAACCACCATCACTTATAATTTCTATAGCCTGTCCTGCTGTTAAAGTTCTAGCAGCAGTAGGAGTTGAACTATCAATATCCCCAGCAGCAGAACCTGAGTGAGTAAGGGTTATGTTACCGTTTGTAACAGCTATACCAGCTATCTCAAAAGACATAACAGTATTAGCAGTTGCTATTGCACCATGTAACACTGAATAAATCTTTGAGATAGTTCCAGCAATAGGACAAACAACCCATTGACTGGAAGCAGTAGAAACATCCGTAAAGGTGTAGGTTAAAGTTATTTTATTTAAATTATTAATTGCAGTAAAAGAGCCTGAACCAGCTCCATCTGCCACATACACAGTACCAGAAGAAGCTGAGTAAGCTCCTTTAGGTTCATGAATATTAGTTGGTGAAACATCTCTATGTTCAGGCATCTTTCTTTCCTTTAATTATACTTTAACTACAAGTAAGTTAAAGATTATTGTACCATTTACTGCGGTTGCAGCAGTAGCATTTGTAAGACTTACTGTAATAGTGTTAGTAGTACATACAGCTTGTAGAACAATACTTTGAGTAGTATTTGTACCACCAGCTAAAGTAGCAAATACTAAATCAGTTGCAGTAATACCTGTGTAAGTAATCGTTGCAACGTGAGTAGCCTGTCCTGCTGTTGTTAATGCAGCAGTAGTTACTTGTGCTGATAATGTAGTCATTGTACCAGTTGAAGTTCCACCTGTACCTGTTAAAGTTCTAGCAGCGTTACCTCCACCTACCACAAATGAACCACTAGCACCAGGGTCTCTAATTGAAAGAACTCTTGAAGCTACTGGTGCAACTGCATTTATTGTTGTAGTATTAGTTGTACCAAGTACAAGTTGATTGGTAGTTTTTGCTATAGATAACTCACTTGCAGCACCAGCAATACCTACATCACCTGTAAGGGTAATTGCACCTGTGATACCCACAGTTGTGGAGTCTAAGGCTAATGAAGCAGCACCAGCATCATACGCTATTGCATCACCAGAAGTTAATTTCTTTACTGTAAAATCAGTGTCTAAAGATGTACTATTGAATATAGTTGTACCAGCACCTGTACATGTAATCGGGCCGACTCCAGACAAAGCGTTAGTAGTATCTGCTATAATTAAACCAGAGTTTTGTAAAATACCAGTTGTTCCGTTAAACCTAGCAATAGCATTGTCTGTAGAACTAATTGTGTCCAACAAAACTACTCCATTACTATCTTGAAATTCAGAAGCCTTAATAGCAAGACCACTAAAATCCATTACATTTCCGCCTGTTAAAGCCATATATTTCTCCTTTAAGAAGGGAGTATATTTCAACTCCCTCTAATTAATTAGCTTGGTGTTGGTGCAAAGTATTGAATTACCAATTTACCTTTACCAGTAGTGAAGGTGACAGTGTTTACACCATAAGAAGGGTAAGCATCGTCAGTCAGCAATACTGCACCACTTGAATCAGCTATTAAAGCTCCATCACAAGCTACTACTTTACCAATAGTATCAAGGGCAGATTCTGCAATTGTAGCATCAATACCATCATAGTCAAGTTCAGTACCATCATATTTAAGAAATCCTAAATCGAGTGTAGCAGAACCACCTGAATCAAAAGCCTCTGTAACTGTTAAAGTCGCAGAAGTAATTGATGCACCAGCAGGTATAAAAGTGGCAGGTACTGTTTCAAAGAAGTCATCAGCTACTGTGTACGCATTAAGATATGCCTTATCAATATCAATAACTATCGTTTTATAAGCACCTGCTTGAGTAGGACTTCCTACCATTTGTGTAGTACCTTGTTCAGTACCATACATAATATTAAGTCCATCAGAGTTATTCCAAACCATTATTCATTCTCCTTTATTAAACTTGGTCAGTGTCAGTAAGCACAACAACAAGATTTTCAGGACGGAATAATTTAGTTCCATAACGAGCAGTTGTTAAAAACTCATCCCTTTGATAATCTTTATTACGTTCACTTTCTACTCTAGGTTGTTGTCTCCAAGCTCCTACAAATGGTAATACATCTGAAGCAGCAGAAAAGAACATATTAGCCTTTCCAGCAGCAGTAGTTAAACCACTGATAGTTTCATTTGCATCAGCAAGGTAGTTACTTGTATAAACGTCAAAGCCATAGATGTTTACAATAAATTTCATACCAGTAGAAATACCAGTAGAAACAATACCTTCCCATCTAGGGTTGAAAGACATGTTAGTAATGTTAGACAATGTACTTAGAGCGTACTCTACAGAAGGGTCTACAATTGCTACCAAGTTTGTCATTGGTACATTTGCTTTTGTTAAGGCAAAGCGAGCCTTAGCAAAGTCTTCTACAGCGATTGTTTCATTTGTACCAGTACCTACAAACCTATGTGCTGCACCATTGATAGTGTTAGCATTAGCAGCTGTTTGAGATGCAGACAAAGCCATTACATTAGTCTCAAAGTGAGTCATAATAGCTCTAGCCTGTTTAGGCACAAAAGAAGAAACAAGCTCATTCATATAGAAAGTATCTTGTTTGTATTTATCTGTAATGTAAGTAGCAGAAGATAGATACTCGTTAATGGTAAACGTAAAGTTACCAGTATCCATTGCTCTGTATTTAACAGATTGGTCTTCTACATAGTTGTCAACAGTTGCTTGACCAATAGAAGGGATGTTAATAGTATCGCCATCAGGGAAATCTGATAACATTCTAATGTATTTAGTTGCTTGGAGTTCATCCTCCAAAATCATTTTCAACTCATTTGACCAGACATTCGACCTAGTCAGATGGTCTATTCCAGTTGTAAAACCAGTCATTTTAACCTCTTTTTATTATGCTTTGTAAATACCCTTAGTAGCATAATCCATAATTTCAGTTTGTACTTTAGCAGACATATATTTACTAGGGTTAGTTCGATACATCTCTCTGTAGTACTCTACTGTACCAACAGACAAACCAGACTTAAATTCTGTCTGACCATCAGTATTTTTAGTACCTTGAATTATAGGATTATTCTGTGGGTTAGATTTTTGTTCATCAACACCAATTACTTTTAAAAACGCAGATGGACTTTTAGCAGCAGTAGACATTAAAAATTCAATACCTAAACCTAATTCAATTGATTTTTGTTTTAGAAAATCTTGAGCTTTTTCTAAACCTCCAAGTTTTTGAACTAGAGTATCATTAGCTTTTTTAATATTAGTTGTTGCTTCATCTTGTGTTTTTGTTTTAGTTAAAGTATCTTGAACTATCCTTTGAATTTCATCAGTAGTTAGAGGTTCTACAGTGGTCTTTGTGTTCTCTTTCTCTTTAGATTCTAAAAGTTTATTGAAGACTTCATCTGCGTTGACTGTCTTTTCCCTAAGGTTTCTATTCTCAGCTTCTAACTTTGCTATGTGTTCATCTTTATAATTAACAGAAGCAGCTAGAGCTTCAACAGTTTTGAATTTTTTAGATTCCCCTACAAGCTCTGCAACAGTCCCTGTAAGTTCGTTCTTAGGTTCAACTGAAGTATTTGTCGGTTCAGTTTTAATTACGTCAGTAAATACATTGTCTGTATCTGTCATTTTTAGTCCTCTTTTATTGCTAATAAATTTATAAAGCTTTGTAAAGCTCTCTTATAACCATTTTTATCAGCTTGTTGATATGCCCAGTTTGGTGAACTGTATTCGTCAAAAGAACTTCTGTTTTTTTCATTCAGTTCTCTCTCAAGAATTTCTTTTAGAAGATTAAGAGTATATGTATTAGAAACTAAAGTTCTTTTAATCTCTTCTCTTTCTTCTTTATTCTTTGCGTGTTTTAACCAAGTAACATCTAATCTTGACATTAGATTTGCTCCGCAGGGTTAATGCCAGCAGGTGTAGCAGCTTCTATTTCTAATTGTTCAGAAGCAGTTTGGATTAATCTTTGAGTTTCAGTTTGTTCCATAACTCTTATATTTTCAGAAACAAGTTTATACTTTTCTATATCCATTGCTTTTTCTAGTAACTCTGCTATTTTTAAACCACTAATATGAGTAGTTACAGCAGGGTCTTGACCAATTGCAGAACCCATTAGAGTTGTTAGGTTTTGTATTAGGTTAGCCTTTCTAGCAAAGTGTGATGCACCTGTAGCTCTTATTTTACCAGAGATTTTTAAATCTTCTTTAGTTACAGATGTAAATGTAATAACATCCATTTCAGAATCTAACGTTCTAATTAAATCAGACTCTGTTATATTACGTTTATTAATCTCTAATAGAAGATTAATCAATGGTTCTATGCCCATTTCTTCTAAGTAACTTACTTTATTTAGAAACACCCTAGAAGTATTGTTCTCTAATACCTGTACTTCAAATGCTGTCTTTTCACCAGGAGTTCTAAACCCCATTGCCTGTTTAGGTGCTCCAGCCATTTCTTCCATCTTTTGTTCTAATTGAAGAATCTCTGTATTAGCATTTAAAGCAGTAACATCAGGGTGCATAAACTCTACATCACCTTCATCACCTACATAGATTCTTTCATTAGGGGCGTATTCAAAATCATCTACGTTACCTTTTATTTTAAACACAGGAAATGCAATTAAATCAAATACGTCTGCCTTTAAATTCTCTAAATGGTCTATCCTATACTGCATACCTACTAGGTTAGCTAGAGGTGACATAGCATAAAGGTTATCAGGTCTTAGCCTCCAACCTACATGTATAATATCATTCTTTAACCAACTAGGTTTTTTCTTATTAGAAATTACATAACTTCTATCAACTACAGTTATAACTCTATCTTTGTATAAAATGTCTTTATCAATATCGTAGATAGTGCCAATGAATTGTAGAACTTCTACTAAACCTGAACTATAGTATTCTTGTAGAGTACCAAACCCGTCTACTTGAAACGCATCTACTTTATCTTTATTTTCTATACTACCATCAGAGTATTGTTTACGAATATGGATAGACCTACCCATAACATATTCTAACATTAGTGTATCTTCTTCTGTAACAGACTCATTCTCTACAGCAGCCTTTAACTCTCCGATAGACATTAAGCTTCTAATGATTTTAGGAGTAGATTCAAACTCATTAGCTACAGGGTTAAACACAATATCTAAAGGACTTATCCTTAATGGTTTAGCACCTATAAAAGTAGTCGTAACTTCCCCAGCTTCATTCTCAACTGTATCATGTACCCATTTACCAGTACAAAATAGATTACCATAATCAATAAAATCATAAACTAACTTAGAGGTAAAAGCCCTAAACTTTACTTGTTTAAGTTTATTCTGCATGTAAGAAGTTATTACTTTTCTTTTCTCAGCAGCTTCTGAATCTTCATCATCACCCTCCCAAGTAAGCCAATCAGAACTTGGAAATAAGGCAGCCATATAGTTAGCATGTAAGTTGTCTCTAATCTGACAAAGTTTTGGAAGTGTAGTAGAATTTTTCCAAGGTAAGGTTTTATTACTTGTAGTGCTAGTATCAGTTGCAAATACATAGTTTCTTATCTCTTTAACTTCTTCTAACCATTTAATTCTTTGTTGATTCCAAGAAGTAAAGTTGTTAGAAATAACTTTTGCTAAAGCATCTCTACCATCATTTATCACTTCAAAATCTAATGTTGTTCCAACCATTAACCTACAACCCCTCCAAATCTTCCTGTACTATATATAATATTACTAGAAGTTTTTCTATTTTTATGCCCAGTAGGCGGTACTGCAATCTCTATTGCAGAAGCTAAAGCATCTTTAACATCATCATGTGGTGGATGTTCTACTACTAATTCATCTTCGAGTATTTGACAGTTACCTTCTTTATAATGGAAGATACTTAAGTTCTCATACCTTGGGTTTAAAATAGCTTTCATTCTTTCTTCTTTGTTTCCAGAATGTCTATGAGGTGAGTGTTCATCAATGCTTAAAGATAAACCATTTACTCTTATATAACTATTCTTTAACTCCTGAACTATAGCATTTTGAGCTGAAGTTATTTCTGCTCTTAATTTCCTAAAGTCCCACTTAACGTGCATGTTCAGGATATGTTCAAAGTATTCTTTAATAGATTCAGTTTTAAATCTATCAATATCTAAGATATAAATTATACCATTAGAGTCAAGCCCTATAATTACTAATGCTGTATAGTCTGCCCTTTTATTTAAAGAATAAGCAAAGTCAATTGCAGCAAATACATTCAATCTATTTTGTTTATAATACCAATAAGAACCTTCTCTTCTTAAATGTACTTTATCATAGTATTGAAATAAGTTTCTTTTTATACCTGACTTTTCAGGGTCATTAGGGTCATTATAGTATTGTGCTCTAAACTGAGTCTTATCTAAGTATTTAGCTTTCTTTCTAGCTAATTCTTCTCTATTGAAACCAAACCACTTACCATCAGTTCTTTGTTGTCTAGCCCATAGAAATTCACCAGAACCATCGCCATTACTTTCTACTTGTTTTTGGAATACTTCATAAACATTTTCAGTGTCAACAACTTCACCTTCTTTACTAAAGATGTCTTCCGCCATTCCTATCAAATCATTGTACAAATCTTTAGGGTGATACCTAGTACCTACTACCCACTCTTGTGCACCTGTAGACTCAATAGAAGCTAATAAAGAGTATTGGCTTTTTACTTTACTTCTACCTTCTTCTGTATAAGCATTTTCAGGTACAACCACATCATCTAAAACAGCAACATCACAGTGTAAACCTGTAAGGGAAGTTGTTAAACCCCCAGTAAAGATGGTAGGGTCACGAACACCTTCTTCTTTACGTTTAGGGTGGTCAATAGATATTTCACTATTAGTCCACTTCTCTCTTTTACCTTCTTCTGGGTTAATTAATTCTGACCAGTAATACCTAACTTTGTCTGAAGTTAGAATATCTTTAATCATCTTTAATTGTTTCTCTGCTAAGTTACTTGTTGCAGAGATATATAGTATCCTAACATCAGGGGTTTTAATAACCCACCAAGCTACCCTATAAGCTATCATAGCAGACTTTTGATGGTCTCTAGGTAGTAGCGTTAATTGACAGCTTTTCTTCTCTTGTCTAGTCCACCAGCTTAATAGCTCACAATGCACACTACCTAACATTCTATTAGGGGAAACAAGTCTTATGAAAAACTCTAAGTCATTCTCAGCAGCTTGGCGTGTTTCTAATTTCTTTTGTTCTAATTTACTTAGCGGTCTCATACATCTTCAATAATTCAAAATCAGAGTTGACTGCGTCAGATACTCTTTCATTTAGTTTATGGTGTCTTTCTTTTTCTTCCTTAGAAGGTCTGCCTCTTTTTTGTTCCCACTCTTTATTAATTAAGAACTTAGTGGCATCTTTAGATTTAGAATCATCCCCTTGAGAAAACTCTATCATACGTTTGATACCTTCACATTTTAATTTAACTTCTAACTCTTCTTCCCATTCTTGTAAGTGTAATTGAAACCATTGTAAACCGCAAAGCTTTTTCCAATGTTCCCAACCACCTAGTAACTGTGTAGCTACTTTATATCCTGTAGGGTCTTGAAAGTTTAAGTAGGCTTTTTTAATAGAAGGTAATCCTTCATAGTCATCATCTTTTAAAGTATATAAAGGTTTCATACCAGCAAACTCTTTATAGGATTCCCTAAATAATGCTTGAGTATGCCATCTACCTTGTTTATCTTTAAACTTTATATTATCTGAATTAAAACTATTTTCCATATTTCAGTTGCCCATATTTAACTACTGCAAAGTGAGTCCAAGCTCTACGCCATATAGGCATACCATCTTCTTTTGCTATCGCTCTAAACATATCATCTCCTATACGTCTGTACTCTACAGGTAACGCTCCAGCATCTACGGCATTACAAATAAAATCATGAAAGGCAGAAGCTCTGATTATACTAGGTGTATTAATCGCACCTGTTGCCAAATCCCACTCAAAACCTTTATCTAAAACAATAGTTTTATCTAGGTGTATGCAACCCCCTTTAAATAGAAACTTAACACCGTGAGGAGGTTTTATATTACTTTTATAATGTCTTTCTCTTAGTAAAGTTGCACGAATTAAAGAGGGGCTACCATTTACAGGTTTCAACCATTGCCAACAGTAGTCAATACCACCATCTAAAAATCTATCTGGGTATTTCATAATTAACCTATTAATTCAAAGTGTGGGTAATCTCTCATCTTCCAATCACCGCCCCACTGTATCTTTACATTCTTCTGTAGAGCTATTTTTTTAACTATAACAGCAAGTTCTTTAAACCTTTCTAAATCATTCCAATCTATTGGATAAGGGGCTATATCAACAGCTTTAGAAGGTAATGTATTATGTTTAGATTTAGGAAACTTTAACTTACTAAACCCATCTTTAAACGCTTTGTTTTGCTCTTCTTCTCCACGATGTCCACATAAAACAACAAAGTCATATTCTTTAATAACTTCTTTAAACAAGTCTATTAATTGTGGGTTACAAGTATTTAATTTTTCTAGTGATTTTTTACTAAAACTGGGCATTTAATAATTCCTTTTTAGCTTGTTCTAATAACCAAAGAACAGAACCTCCATTTGCTTTATTAGAAGAAAAATAAAACTCACCTTCTTTATCATACCCTATGACTACAACTTCTTCTAGTTCTGCATTTGTAGCCCCATCTAAAACTCTTTCAACAGGGATATCTAATCTTGTTATAACGTTTAATAAAACAACATCACCCAATTAACTACCACCAAAAGTATATTGTATTTAAGAATTTTAGAAATGGAATTAAACTAATTAAAATAGCAGAGGCTGTAGGAATTAACCATAGAGCTGTTTTTACTACTAACCTAAAATCACTTATAGCCTTTGTATTTTCATTTGTAGCTTCAGCACTTAAACCAGTGGCACTTACTAAATCACTAATAGACTTCTCAATAGTTTGAAGTATTCCTTGGTGATTATGTATAATATTAGCATGGTCATGCTTAGTCTTTCTTAATTCTTTTACTTCAGTATCTATACCATCAAGTCTTTTAGAGTGAGCCTCTATAGCCCCTTTTAATTCTCCTACATCTTTTTCTGTATCACTCATACTATATATGCTCCCACCTACCACGCCAGCCAACAACATCGTTATTACTAACTCCCTCTCCTGTAGATTTTACAGTAATTGTGTTAGTCTCGGTTAATGTTAAATTCGCTTCTATAGCGGCTTCTGTAACCACTGCGACAGTTCCAATTGTTGTGTATGTCTTCAATGTACCTGAAGCTCTTTGAGTGCTTACACCAGTGCGTATAATACCAAATTCAGCTTTCCAGACTCCAAGCACACTAAGAGGCAATACTAACGTTGCAAGAAGGGTCGCACCAGCTCGTATTCTTACTGTTTTTACATTGGCGTTATTAGCAGTGTACCCCCCAAAAGAATAACTGATTCCTCTCCCTGTGACATTAAACTGGTTAGCAACATGAGTGACAGACGTTAAGTCGTCCTCCCCAACTCCAACAGTACCGTAAGAAGTATAATCACTTCCTAAGTAGCCTGTTAAAGCAGCTACAGAAGCCCCTGCTGTAAAGAAACATGTTGTTCCAAGTAAAGCATAAGGGGAGTTTGCAGATATAGCCGTAATATGTGCTACATTCACGTTTCCATCAATATCACGACTACCGAAGTAAACTAGGTCGTTTAATGTAGTGCCAGCAAAAACACCTTTACCATTAAGGAAAGTTAAATCACTAGAATTAACAAGTAGATTCTCTTTGAGAACTTTTACATTTCTATATAATCCACCACCTAACGCCTCCAGTACATCGAAATAATCACCAGTGTCTGGCGTTGTTAAAGGGGGGAAGTCACTTTGGTATGTCACAATAATATCCTTATGCTAATATTTCTGCTATTTTTGCTTGTAGAGTATATGGAGGGGTATTGCTTGCTAATCCATATCTCATACTTTTTATTGAGTGTTGTCCATAGGTTAATGACATATACTCAGTTGAAGAAGGTATAGTTCCGATAACTGTTTGCATAGTAGCAAGGCTCATGTACGAACCAAAACCACCACCAGCTTCTGGTACTATTGTATCAAGTTGGCTGGTTATTGAAGTAAAGTTACCAGTAAAACTAAAAGGTTCTGTACCTGCATAGTCAAAGGCAATCACACCATTAATTGAAATGCAATGTGTAGGTTTGTATGTAAAGTTCTGTCTATATGCTTCGGAGGCGTAGTATATAGCCATCATCGCACCAGCAGAAACACCATCAACTACAATTACTTGTGTAGCTGGGTTTATGTTATATCTGGCACAGCAAGCATCTACCATGTCTCTTGAAAAGTCCACGTCGTTTGGTGAGTTTGCATTTGTAAAAGGCAATAGCGTCCAACACAACCCACCAACAACCCCATTATAAGCTGCTGTTGGGTAAACATGGATGTAGTCCTGCAAGTATGTTCCATCAAAATCTAAAACCCTGCGATAACCTCCACTACCATTATCCACGCCATCACCGTCAACATCACCATCACCAGAGCCATACCCACCATGAAAGTGGAAAAATATACCTAGAATATCTTCAGGGTCAGTTTCTTCAGGAATTTCTACTGTATATCTTCTTAGGTTATTTTTATTATCCCTAAGATAATGTCTTTCTAATCTTGTGATAGGCGTTTCTATCTCTATAGGCAAACCTCCTTCTGTAAGCAAAGTACCTCCAAGCTCCCCTCTTATGTAAGTAGGGACAAAAGGTGTTTTTTGAAACAGTAAGAGGTCTGACATTTTACTCTATTTCTCTTGTGTAGTATGTAAATGTTTTAGCAGTTTCAGTAGAACCAAACTCTAATTTACAATAAGGTACACCAGCAGTTAATGGTGGAGGAATAGGAATGTATTTACTTGAAGCAATAGTAGTTATAAAATCACCCACAGTAACATACTGTCCTAAACCATCATAGACATTAACATAAGTACCTGCTGTAGAAGGTGCTACTTTTATCTTTAGAGTTGTACTAGCTATACTAGCAGGAGTCTGGACACCTACTAAAACACGCCTACCTAGGTCTATAGCAGCAGTAGTTGTGCCTGAAGCTATAGTAATAGTATTTGTTGAAACTAAACTTGCTGGCATTATTTCTTACCTGATTTATTCTTTTTATTAGTTTCTGCTACTTTCTTAGAAAAGGATTTATCACTACCTGTAGTTTTATCCATTTGTGTTTTACTTGCTTTCATTTTATTTTTAGGCATTAGTTTACTCCTTTATAATTTATTACGTTCTATTGTTATTAAAGCTTTCTGCTGAGCTATCCAGCCATTGTTTTCTGTAACAGCCTCTATTAATCTGCGAATTGTTACTTGTGCTTCAAGGCGTGATATTTCTATTAAAGCTAACTCTGCTACTGTAGGAGGAGGTTTTGGTTTCCATTCATTATTAATCCAAACATCCCCTTTTTTTGGAACTTCTAAAGTACACCCTTCTGGTACTGTATAAACTAGAGTATCTATACACCCTGTAATTACTCTTGTTGTACAATCGTAAATAACAGCACCACGCTTATCTTCTACATACTCCCATTGACCATTGACAAACACCCTTGCAAAACCATCTTTATGTTTAGAGGGTTTAACTTCTGTACTAGAAACTGGCATTAAATATTCTGTTTGAGTGACTGGGCATAGATTAGCGTTCTGTTCACCAATATACTCTTTTGTATATTTATCATAGGCATAAACTGTTTTAGTTTTTATCATGTTTACCTATATTTTATTTGCATTGATATAACCATTGAAGGTTGCATGTTATTGTGTGCTGAACTACTGCCTCTACTGGTTGTAGTAAGTGTACCGTTCGCAGACCCGTCTGTTGCGTTCATAACAGTCACCGTTGCAGGTGCTGATATAGTACCACCAGTAGGGAATGTGTGTGAGTGAGAAGGCATTTCACTACTTGACAAAGTATGTGTCTCAGTACCACCAGTATTACCAACAGCGTTACCTAATGTTCCAGTTCCAGAGCCACCAGAACCAACTCTTGTAAGCCTACCTGAAGTTGGTACGTTAAAGGTTGTTGAACCAT